GTCATGGTAACAAGGGGGAAGTTGTATGATCACCGACTTTGTTAAGTTTCTTCAACTCAAGGTAAAGCGATTCTCTGTAATCGACTACATCTTGCGTTATAGCCCAACCCGTTTTACCAACGGTTGTGCGGAACTTATTAACAATTTCGGCATGTGGTTTTTTGATAATAAAGTATGGAAGGCAGGCAACAATGAGATCAGCAAGCTTATGTCCGTAAATTCTGTAGGTATAACAAATTTTATATCCTGGAAGTGGTTTACGTTGATAATAGGTGCCCTGAAAATTTGTTACCAACCAATCCATAAGATTCTTATCGGTATTAACGATGGAAAGGCGAAGCGTAAAATAATCATGCTTTCGTCCGTATTTTGGATTAGCGCGCTGCAAATCTACGCAGATACTACCTTCACCATCAATAATACCAGCAAGATAACTGAGTTGCTCAACTGTCCACATAATGATCCTTTCTATGATACGAGTTACTTATGTAATATAGCGTACCGTAGATCGAAATACAACACCCTGAACGACTTAACGAGTGGAAGCCCAAAAGGCTATGCGAAAGTCTTAACTCATATCGAAAGTATGAGAGGAAATGTCGAAGAACTTTCCCGCCAAATAGAAAATATTTGGTCAATAAAAAGTAAAAGAATGTTATATGTGGCAATTAATCAGCAGGTCGTTCTTCAAAATCAGGAAAGCGTAATCAACGAAACAGCTGAATTACTCGGCTTATCGATGCGTATGACTGAGGATCAGTTGACTAGAGACATGTTAGAGGCTACCGCGAGTGTGTATAACTGCACTGGTGGCCAGAATGGAGACCTTCCTACAAATATGTCTGTTGGCGATATTGATAACGTAACAGCAATGTTGCTTACCAATGATGCCTGGATGATTTTAGAGAACAAAGAAGGCGAAAACCGTTTTGGAACCGGGCCGGTACGCGATAGTTATATAGGTTTAGGACACACAAAACTGTCTAAAGATCTTAATAACTTGAACGGGTTCATTTCCAAATGGAACTACCCTAACCAAAACAACACAATTGGTGCTGAGTGGGGCGCGATTAACAACGTCCGATTCTTCCTCTCTAGTGTTGCTAGTTTGTCACCAAATGCATCTGCATTAGGTAATACAGTCTACAATGTGACGATTATGGGTATGGAATCACTTTGCTGTGTGGCCCAAGATAATTTTAGCTCACGCTTCCTTTATCGACCACCTGCATTATCTGATCCATTGTTTCAGAACGTTACAATGGGCTATGTGTTTGCTGAGGTTCCAAGAATCTTAAACGATTTATGGATCACGCAAATGCGCTGTACAACCCTTGTAGCATCTTAAGGAGATACTATGTCTGTTTTATTTTCTGGGACAAACCAAGGGCGCTTTGTAGCTAATGGTCAGAACATCTTTATTCCAATGCCATCAGGCTGTGATTGGATTGTAGTACGCAATGAAACTGAGTCATACTTAGGTTCTGCGCCTGCTGCATCTACCGGTACTGCTTTCTATTGGAATAGTGGTGATACAACTGGTCGTGGTACATTGGAATATGTAACTAATGCTGGATTTCCCGCATTGAACATCGGTCAAATTGCTGCCGGTGCTGGGTTCTATTTCATTAATACAACCAACTCTACCCCAGGCCCATTAAACAATGGCTCTACTGGTATTACTGCTATATCAACTGCAACTCCTCCACGTGTAACTGTTGGCTCAACAGCTAATATGTACACTGGTCAAACAGTTCAGTTATATAACGTAGTCGGTGCGCCACAATTGAATGGCTACCAGTTCACTATTACTGTTATTGATAGTACGCATTTTGATCTTACAAATGCTTATCCATTATCAGTTGCTGCTACTGGCGGCTCATTCAGAGTGATTCCTTATCAACCGATATACACACTGAATCCTTCTGCTCCTGCAAACGTTAATCAAACTCCTTTGAAGCTGCAAGATCCATATTGGTATCCAACATATCGTACGATTACTAATATCTCTCAGGCTACACAGGCGATTATCACGTTGTCAGTAACGCATACCTATACAATTGGCCAGTCTGTAACACTTCATGTGCCTACAGTAACTGCGACTGCATTTGGTATGCCACAACTGGATGGATTGCAGGATGTAACGATTGTTAATATCAATCAAGCTGACGCTAATGGGTACACAAACACCATTACAGTCAACGTTGATACAACAGGATTTGGGCCATTTACATTCCCTCTTGCAGCAGCTCCTGGATTCACTCCAGCAACGGTTGTTCCAATTGGTGAAAACACTGCGCAAGCATTGTTAAGTGGCCAAAATATCTTGGCTGATTCTCCCATCAACCAATCAGGTTTCGGTCTTCTTCTTGTTGCTGGTGCTCTGTCACCTGCTGGCCAGAATGCTGACGTGATTACCTATGTTGCTGGTAAATCATTCAATGGTATTTAAGTAGCAATTAAAATGGGTCCCCATGAAGAAGAGACCCATCAAAAAGAGTAGTAATGCGGAGGCATCAATGACACTTTAACCTGAGAGATAATTTATGGCAATAGCTAAGCAACCAATAAAATCCGGATTGATGAACCAACCACTACCGGTTACAGATGATAAGCCTAAAATGACCGTAGCGCAGGTAGCTCGTTATATTGAACGTATGCGCGCGTATGATTCAGAAATGGTTACCGGTATCTTTGAGAATATCGAAGCACCAGGCCAAGGTTTTAGATTCAGTATCCACCTTTATCCAGGTGATGACTTTGATACCTATGAACTATTCGATCAAGAACGCTACCGTATTCCACGTGGTGTTGCTAGATGGCTTAACCAAGGTTGTTGCTACAAGCAATATGCTGACCTTCCAGCATTAGGCCAAGTAACTGGCACCAACACACAATCTGCCATTGGAATAAAAGATGGTAGATACCAAGGTTTCGGTGCTAATATGCATCCAGTATCTAAGAAATACAGAGTATCATTCAAGTCCCTTGAGTTCAGCGATGATACACTCGATTTCTTTAATCATTCATTGTTTATGCCAGACAGAGATACCGTACTGCCTAATAACGTTATAGCTGGATAATAGGAGATTGCCATGCCGATACCGACTACCCCAAATTACTTTTCACTACCGTTTCCTACATTCCAACCGGCTCAGAGAAATATTCTCTCTATAACCCAAAGCTTTCCGGCTGTAGTGACAACAACCTTTGATGGAATTAATCCAGCTCCAAATGATTATCAAAATGGTATGATTGTGAGGCTGAATATTCCATATTCATACGGACTACAAGGTGCGAATCAATTTCAGGGTGTCGTTACTGTTATATCTCCTACAACGTTTTCATTGCCTATAGATACAACGCTCATGGATCCCTTTGTTGTTCCTACGGGCCAACCAGCGAACTTCGCAACACCTCCAACCGTAGTCAATGTAGGCGAAACTAACGATAATCTTAAGTGGTCTGTGCAAAACGTGCTCCCATATCCCTTAAATAGGCTTAATCCGATAGAATAATTAACAATTCCCTTAGTTATGCTATAATAAAGTGTGTAACTAGGGGATTTATATGATTAAAAAGTGCACTAAATGCGATGTTGAACTGACGGAGATTAATAAGCTAAAGGCCGGCAATAGAACAACGAGTATCTGTAAAGGATGTCATACAAAAAAATCTATAGAATGGAAAAGGGTTAATTCTGAAAAATCTCGTTCTTTGCAAAATGCATATGTGCGACGAGTCGGCATAGTAAAAGAATATCCCTGTTCAACTTGCAAAAAGCCTTGTCTTCGCAGTCCTAGGGGAATATTTTGTTCTCTATTCTGTAGATTTTTTTCATATGTTGATAAGACGGATTCTTGCTGGCAATGGACTGGCAAGTTAGATCCAAATGGATATGGCAAAATGCATATTCGCGGGAGATCAACGCAAAGTAATGGCGCGCATCGAATATCATATGAATTATTTAAAGGTACGTTAGAAGAAGGTAAATTTATATGCCATACGTGCGATATAAGAAGTTGTGTTAACCCCGATCATTTATGGCAAGGATCACCAGTAGAAAATGTTACTGATATGGTAGATAAGGAAAGGCAATATTCGAGATTGCTTCCAATGCAAGTATATGAAATTAGAAAAGCATATAAAAATAAAGAACTAACTAGCGGCGAAATAATAATAAAATATAATATAAGCAGATCGCATTTTTATAGTATTATCCACAGAAGAAAATGGACTCATATATAATACTGGTTTTTTCTGATTTCTATGTGCTAGCCTACCCTTAGTTAGAAATTTTGCTAGGGGTTATATGGCGCAAGCAACACTTTTACAGATTCAACAGAAAGTCAGGCTTCTCACGCGTAGAGCGCAAGAGCAGCAACTGACAACTACGCAGTTGAATCAGTACATCAATACTTTCATCATGTTTAACTTTCCGCAGCAACTGCGTTTGTATAACCTACGTAAGACATTTAAGTTCTATACGCAACCCAATGTCGACTACTACCCAGTAACTACCGATGACCCAAATTCTAACTTCTACCAATTCACACAGAATGTAGTAACGATTCACCCTCCTGTCTTTTTAGCTGGTATTCCTGGCTACTATACCCAATGGCGTGATCAGTTCTTCGGTACTTATCCTAAGTTTGATACCATAAATAACAACTCTGGCTTGTTTGGCAACGGTACAGCTGGCCCATTTTCAGGTTATTTACTTAACAATAGTGGACTGTCTCAGTTCCCTATTGGTGCAAACAACTTACCACCACAAGCTGCTGGCGTTCTACAAAGGCATGTTATTATATCGACTATCGATGATAATAATAATGGTCTGACTCTGGTAGATTATCCTATCACTAATGAATTAGGCATCTTGGCCCAGCCTACCTATCTTTATGGCCCCAATCCCATAACATCACCAACATCAATAGTAATTAATACTACCGATGGCATTGGTAACTCTGCCGGTTCATTAGGCGCAGGTATAGGCCTTATCGGTCAGTACTTTATCATCGGTTCACAAACATATGTGGTCACCGTACCAAGTGGTGATTTAGCAACTGCCAATGGTTCAGGATCAGGAACATTTGATATAGCTACCGGTAATTACACATTCACTGGTGCTACACCATTAGTAAACATTAACTTTTATGCAGTCCCGCAATACGGAACAGTAAACTACTTAACTGGCGCATTCACGGCTACCTTTCCCTCAGTTACTGCTTCAATTGGTGCACAGCAGCCTA